CAAGGCCGCGCTCACCCTGCGGTCCCGGTTCGCCCCGCGGCCCTACATATCCGCGCTCGCCCTGCGGACCTTGCGCGCCGACTTCGCCTTGCGGGCCGCGCTCGCCCGTTTCACCGCGCTCGCCTTGCGGCCCACACGGACCCGCTTCGCCTTGCGGGCCGCGCTCGCCGGGATCGCCCTTTTCACCGCGCTCGCCTTGCCCGCCGCACGGACCTTGTTCGCCCGCGTCGCCTTTTTCGCCTTTCTCGCCCTTTTGGCCATTCTCTCCTCGCTTTCCTTGTTCGCCCCGCTCGCCCTTCATGCCGCGCTCGCCTCGCGAGCCCGGATTGCCGCGTGGACCGCGAAGCCCTACGGGCCCCGCTGAGCCGCGTTCGCCACGGTCGCCCTTCTGACCGACCGCGCCCTCGAAACCGCGCTCACCGGCCTCGCCGCGCTCGCCGACCGGACCTGGCTCGCCGACCGGACCTTGCTCGCCCTGCGGGCCGACCAGACCCGGCTCGCCGTCCTTGCCGTTCTCGAGCTCGGCGAGCTTGTGAGTCACCAATTCAATCACTTCGGAGCGCAGCCGCGTCACCTCGGACTCGAGTCGCGCGATGATTGCCGCCTGCTTGGCTTCGGCCAACGCCGTTAGCCGGTCCCAATTGTCCTGCTGTTCGCGCAGAGCTTGAGCGAGGCACACCCGCCACGCATCAACGAGGGTGTCCGCCTCGTCCGATGCTGTTGGTGAGTCTAAAAAGGTTTCGGACTTCTCGATTGAGTTCATCGCGATTGCCTTTTTCGGGCGGCGGCTTCGGTTTCTCGGGCGGCGGCGCCGGCAGATGCGGGCCTGCCGCTGGCGGCGGCGCATGCGGTGCCGGTGATGACGGGATTGCTTCGGCTGCGCTCAATGGCACCACTTGTTGCTGCACGCGCGGCTCGTCACCGTATTTGACTTTATCAAGGCCCTCTTGTTGACGGGCTTCGTTGGGCGCGTAGATGCCGCCCTGCACGCCGCGCGCCAGTGCTTCGATGCGATCTTTCATCGCCGACCGCAGCAAGGCTTGCGTATCAAACTCAACATATTCGTCGGGCTGGCCCGCGAGCGCGAACGTGATGCCGAAAGCCTCTTCGACATGATTGAGACAGAAGCCCAAGCCCGAAGCGATCCAGCTTTGCATCAGCAATTCAGTCGAGCGAAAGCTCCCGCCGCCACCGATGCCCAGGATTTGCAGCGGAATGCGGAAGGCGAGCGCGATATGCTCATTGGTTAGCTTAAGCATTTCCGCGGTCGCCGCATCCTGTCCGCTCTGCGACCATGGTTGCACCTTCAATCCTGCAGTGAGGATCGGCGTGCCGCCCGCGTGCAGCAATTTGCTCTGATCATTCCAGCGGTCGCGAAGCGCCTGCACCTGATCCTTGTCGAGCGTCAGATCAGTTTGCAGCACTGCCGATGGCCGCGCTTGGTTCTTATAGAACGAAGCCTGCTGCATCATAATTGCTTGCTGCGTCTCGATGTCGGCAAACGTTGCGCAGATCGGGCTTTCGCCAATCAGCGGCACGGGAAAACGCTGGCGCAGCGTGTGCAATTTGATGTGCAGCACATCGCGTTTCGGCACAATGAACACCGCTTCGCCCACGCGATGCGCAATCACGTCATTGCCGCGCAGCTGATAGAATATCTCGCCATCGACCGCTAGGCGCGGCCATGACATTTCCGGCTTCATCAGATGAAGCTCGTCAATCTCATATCGATCATTGCGCAAGCACAACGCATAGGCATTCCCCATCGTGTAGAGATGCCGCACCGCGTTGAGCAAGAAATCCGAGATCGATTCGTAATCGTTCGGATACTTGAGAATGCGGGAGAGAGCGGAATTTTTCACTCGCTCCCGGCCACCTTTATCGTTCATGCGCCAATGCGTTCCGGGGCACATCGCAACGGTTTGTGCGTAAGCCGAAACGCAAGCCTCGATCATCACTGACTGCGTTGATGGCGGATAGGGCGTGTACCCCATCTGCCACCAATTCGTGTATTGACCAACGTCAGCCGGTAGCCAGCCGCCCGTGATCGGCAGTTGGTAGGGACCGGGGCGATAGGCGCCCTCGGGCCCGCCATAGCCTAACGTCTTGCCGACATACGCCGACAAGCGGGACAGCCAGCTAGGCACTTGTCACTCGCTGGATCGAGAGTGCGAAGCGTGCTGCGCGCGCGTCTGATAACCGCCCTGCTTGGGTGCAGCCTCAACGCTCTTGTTGGCCTGCCCATGAGGATCGGGATCGCTCCCATCAGCCTCATGCTCGAGGATGTGCGCGCCGCACACCGCGAGATCGTTCTCCTCTTGCGTCGGCGTCGGTTTGCCTTTCGTGCGAGCGGCATACTCGGCGCGCGATTGCTCGAGAAGTTTCTTGTCAGCCTCAACCGCTTTCTTAGCGGCTTCGGTCTGCGGATCGTCAGCTAGTTTGGTAGCCATGCTGCATTCTCCTCGTTACCACGTCACGCCAGAAACGAACGCGACGGTGCCAGCACGCCGCTGGGTCCAATTCAGCGGCATGATCATGCGCAGCGCCAGCGAGTCAGTCTGGAAGAGTGACTTCTGAGGCGCAGCGACCGTGCTCGGAGAGATCACCAAATCCTGCGGAGAGGTGTCTTCCATGTGCAGAGTCGCCTGATCGCTCATCTCCATGCGCGGAGCTTCACCACCGACCACAACGAAGTCGGCGGCGTCGATCAGGATCATCGTCTTGGGCGGCACAGTCACCGAGTCGATGATCGGGATGTTGAACAGCGTCCCGCGCGCGACTTCCTCGCGCAACGGGAAGATGCCCGTTGTGGTGGCTTGCGACAAGCCGACGCGCAGCACGTCAGTCGGGTTCATCAGCCATGCGGGCGAACGAACGTTGCCGTAGGTGCCGGTCTGTAGCGTCTGGATCAATCCAGAAGCATCGCCGACCACCGCGAGCAAGCCACCGCCTGCGGTTGGCGTGTTGCCGGTCAAGCCGTTGAGCAATCCTGCGGGGCGGATCGTGGTTGCCGGATTGGTATCAATCAGCACCGAGTCAATCGCAACGCTCGTGTCTTGCTGGATGGCTTCGCGGATCAGCCCCTCAATCGCGGGGATCGAATGGTCGCCCATCTCCCGCGTCCAAGTGCTGATCACGGCCATCTTCTTCGGCGTCAGGGTTTGCGACGTGAACATGCCCTGACGAACGGGGATCGCCATTCCTTCACCGACGAACGAGCCAGCCAGCGAGGGCGTGCGCGAACGGGTTGGAATGATGATGCGGCCCGTCTGACCGAAGCTGAGAGTCAATCCCTTTGGCGCAAGGCGCGTGAGAAGCGCCAGCGGCATCAGGATCGGCATCAGATCGGTCCATTGCGTGCGGACAAGCTCGGCAGCCCATCCGGTCACGGTCGTCATGGCCGGCGCGGACGCTGCGCGCGTCACGATGTCGGTCATGACATGCGTGCCTTCCTCGTCGCCGTAGATGCGCTGCCGCACCTCGCCCGGCGACTTGTTCTCGGTCTTCGCGAGATACGTCACCACTGCGGAACGAACGAGCAAATCCAACAGAGTGAGTTCTTTCTTCGGATTTGCAATCACCGCTGGCGCGGCCACCCGCTCGGTCGCCTGGATCGAAGTTGTGGTGAGCGCACGGCTACGCACCGAAGGTGCATGACCGTTTTCATCCAGCAAGTTTTTCGTCAACAGCTTCTCGGACTCGACCAGAGATTCCCGAGTCCGCTCCAACTGCCGGATTTCGGAAATCAGAGTCGTGCGCGTTTCCAGATCAGCATCGCTGACGTTGGAGTCGTCCATCTTGTCGAGATGGTCTTGCAGTGCGTCCCGCTTGGCGACGATGTTCGTCTCCAAACCGGCAATACGTTGAGCGAGGCCACTCATGGCGCTGCCCCTTCTAATGCGAGATGTATTGGCGTGCTCGCCAGTGGGCCCACGTCCGTTCGAACCCGCGCCCTTGGCGCCTTTCTCGGCGAACACGAGTTCAATCGTTTGAGGGGAAATCTTGAGCGACTTGGCAACCGCCAAGGCGTTCGCATTGGCAGGAACGGCCACAACCGAAGTCTCGACCAATTCACTGCGGATAAATCGATGCCCGAATCCCTTGTAATCCTTTTCGTCTTCGGACCGCCGTTTGTGCTCTAGCGGGCGGAAGCCAACGCTAACCGCTTTCAGGATTCCGACATCGATCAGTTTGCGGATTTCATCAATCCGCGGGCTTGTGCCTTCCGGCGCAAGTTCGAGATGGCCGCGCAATTCGTTCTTCTCGACACGGAGATTGCGCCATTTGCCAATTGGAAAATCGCTGCTGTGATTGAACAGCGCGACGGGATTTTTCTTGAAGTTCTTCAACTCCCATCCGCTCGCCTCAATGATATCGTCCAAGCGATCCGGCGTGTCATCGCTGAGCACGAACTCGAGCCCGCTGACCTTGCCTTCATGCGTCTTGGTTTGAAGGCCGCGCCAGTTGCGATCTATATCGTCACCAACGGAATCGTCCTCGTCATCATCGCCGTTGTTCTCTTCCCAAATGCGCCGGCATTCATCGTCATCGAGGTCTTCGCCGCATCGGTCCATCCAATCATCGAACTCTTCATCATCGCGCGGCACGGGATCGTCATCCTGTTTCGTCCTTAGAGTTTTCTTGTCTTTGTCGCGCCACATCGTCATGCACGCGGCAACGGCTTGCTCTTGCGGTCGCTTCTGGCCGCCGTTCTCGCCCATCATCTTGGGGACGCATCGGCCCATCCAATCAGATTGCGTTTCATCCTTACCGGGTTTAATCGGCATGGCGGTTTCTCCTAACGATGCAGCGGATTGCTTTCAGAGTTGCGCTAGCGCGCTCGACCAATCGTCGGCCTTGGCCTGACGGCACAGCCGCACGTTCGCGTACCAAGGCGCCAGCCATCGCCAGCTATGCCAATGCGAAAGCAATCCGGTCACGCGGGGATGACCGATGGCACCGGCCAGATGCAGCGCGGCTGTATCCACGCTGACGATTTCGTGCATGTTCATCATGTGCCCCGCGCAATCGGCGAAGTCCTCGAATTGATGAACGTTGACGCCCAGCTCGCGCGCCTCGCCGGCATTTTGCGTTTGGACGCTGTGGATTTCCACGTCGTCGCCCAGAGCTTCGACCAACTGCCAAAGCGGAATCTCGCGCGGATAGTCACCGGCACTCGGCTTGCCTACCGACCACGCGACGCCAACGCGCCTTTTGCCGGATGGTTTGCGCCACCATTTCTTGACCAGGTCCGCATCTGCGGTGAGATACGCCTTGCCATCGACGTTCTGCGGCTTGACGTGCAGCCAGTGCATCAGATGCAGGATCGGGCAGAAGTAATCCGCGCCCTCGGAAAACGGCACGTTGGCCAAGCGCCGCAATTCAGGCGGCAACGCCACCACGACGCGCGCGCCGACGCTGCGGAAGCTCGGCACGTAGCGCAGCATTTGGATTGTATCGCCAAAGCCATGAGCATGCAGAAGCATCAACTTCTTGCCGCGCAAGCTTTCGCCGCGCCATGGCGTCATGCCTTTGTCGAGGGCTTCGCGAACCTGTGGCCGCATGAATGGCGCGCGGTCTTCGCACGCTAGATATTCTTGCAAGCCCTCATGCCAGCGCCCCGATGCCAGCAAGATCATCGCGCGATTGAATTTGGCGCGGAGCGTCGGATAGGCCTTGAGGCTCAGGTCAGATGCGACCAAAGCCTCTTCAAGTTTTCCGACCTTGTAGAACTCCACTGTCTGATTGAAGTGTAGAAGATAAGAATCGATATCAACCGCGTAATCGTTGCGCACAGCGCGCCGACCAAACGCCTTACCGGCATGAGAAATGATGATCTCGCTCGGAACGTCGATGCGATGACCATTGCCGGCGCGGACTTCATAAATCTCGCCCTGCTCGGTGAGCCCGCGCCATCCATAGTCGGTGATCTCATGCGAAATGATTGGCTCGAGTTCGGGCAAGGTTTCCTCGACAAAAGCGTCGAGGTCTGCGCGTGCGCCTACTTCCATAGCGGCGTCAGAAATGCGACCGCGCGCGGATCGCGCAGCATCCAAGACACAGGCCAGCGCACCTTGATTGCGAGGCTTTCCGTCTGCCACATGCCTTTTTCGCCTTGCCCCGTTTGGCCCGGTGTGCCCGGTGCGGCATCATCCATCACAAGCGTTGCGGCGTTTGCCGTTTCAGTCTCGGGCGCAGGATCGAGCGCCGCGACGAGGGCCTGCGGCGCGACTACAACGAGATTGTTTCCGACCGCGCTCGACATAACCACATCGTAGTCAATCGGATTTTCTTCCGTCGCATAGTGCATCCGCATCGTTGTGATGCGACCGGGCGAGCCGATGAAGAGATAGGGCCCTTTGCCGCCGACCGGCGCCACTGCGTTGATCAGCGCCGACACGTCCTCGGCAAATCCGCCATACGAGTCGGTGTTCGTGCTTGCCGTCAGCGGCGAGATGCCGTTGAGAATGCCGGCGGGCGCCGCTGCCGATGCGGCGTTCGCGCTGAAAAACTGCGCATCGAGCGCAAGCCCGGTCCCGCGCACCAATACATCGCTGATGATCGCCTCGGCGTTCGAGCTTTCCATCATCTCGCGCGTCAGCGTGGCAATCGTCGCCAGCTTGTAGGGCTGCAACAGGATTGGCGCCTCGGAAAGCTGTTTCACGGGGATGGGCTGGCCCTCCTGCACGAAACTGCTGTTTGCTGCGGTCGCCACGAATGCCGGCACGCTGATCGAGCCCGCGCCGTTCCATGTCAGAGTCATGCATCGCTTCATCACATCGGCTGCGCCGGATGCCGCGCCCATCGCATTGAGCGTGTCATCGACAACCTTATGCGCTAGCTCTATCGCCCATCCGGCAACCGTGGTCATTGCGGGATTGGATGCGGCGCGTGTGACCATCTGCGCTAGCGTGCGGTCGTTCGGATAAAGCTCGGCGCACATCTCGACAAATGACCGTCGCTGCACCGATGCAATCACTTTGGCGGTGAGCGCGCGCTTGCAGAGATTGCCGATGTTCTCGACCGGCGCCGGTTCGCGGCGAAATACGTTCTGGCGCTCGTGTTTCATGGTTTACTCCGGGCTCGGCTTGTCAGGCGGTGCGCGATAGTTGCCGTGCAGCGCGTCCATTTCGTCTTCGGTCAGAATGGCGCGCGCGACTTCATCGCTGACCTTGCGCGCGGCCTCGTGATCGCCGTTGTCCAGCACCTCGGAATGAATCTTCTCATCCTGAAAGCGATGGTTCTCGATGTACTGAAAATCGTTCTGCTTGCGGGCCATTACGGCATCCATCCTTCCTGCTTGCCGATTTGCGCAGCGTTGTGGATGAACAGCCGACCGTTATCGTCCTCGATGACGTAGCGGATTGCGACGCCGCTGCGTTTGATCACGAGGCCTTGGACCCAACCTTCGTAGCTGTAGTCGCTACCGTGGACCGTGAGCCGCACGGGCGGCGTGACTTCAAGCATGGCGGGATTCATCGGCGCTCACTTTCCGACGTAGGCGTGGAAGCGATCCATCGTCTGCGTGTCGTGGAGATTAAGAACGCCGCTCCAACTCGTGCCGAGAAGCAGCTGCTTGCCTTGCGGGGAGTCAGCGATGGCCCACAACGCTTTCGGATCGGTGCTGCGCGCCAGTTTCATCAGCGCATCGCGTTGCGGGTTGCTCGTCTCGACCGGCTCGGGCTTTTCCTCTTCCTCGTCGTCCTCGATTGGATATTCGGGCAGCTCGCCGTTGCGGTCGGCCCAGCGATAGCGGTCGTCGTCATCCATCGAGTCCCAATATTCCTGCTGATACTCGCTGACGCGGTCGCTCATATCGAGCGGCTCGGCGTCCTGCGCGTCGCTGTCGGCCTGATCGTTGAAGGCCTTGGTCAGCGCGTCGGTGATCTCGTCGCGCGTCACGTCGGTGAGTGCCGGCGCTTCCAATCCTGGCAGCGACGGTTGCGACTCGTCCTTGAGTTTCTCCTCGTCGATGGTGATGTCGGGATCACTGCTGCCGTCGTAATGGCGGTCGCGGTAATCAATCGAGATCGCGTCAAGCAACTGCTCGTTGGTAAACGGAATGCTCGCGCCTTCGTCCTTGCGACCATCGCGCCATGTCTGCAGCGCGGCCTTGGCCCAATCGCTGTCGCTGCTGTAGCCGCCAGCTAGACTTTCCTTGGCTTGGTACAGCGCATCGCCACTGTCGCGCCCGTTCTGGATTTCGCTATCTTCGAACTCGCTGTAGGTCGAGCGCATCCACGCGCTCTCGATCTGGGATTGATCGTGCTCGCCAATCTCTTCCCAGCTTTCCGGCGTGTAGCCTGAGCCCGATGCGGCGTGACGGTCCCGCTCGCCATCGTTGGCCAGCTTGTCGCGAATCTCCGCTGACAGGCTGCGCCACGAATCCGCGGTCGGCACGTAGCCGTACTTGGCCCAAGCGTAGCCGCCAACATCGATGTTCGCGCTGACCGAAACCTTGTTGAAGCCTAGCTTCTGGTACATCGCGACGTTGGCGCTGAGAAGTTTTTTGCCGACGCCGCCGCCGCGCTCGGCTTTCTTCATGACGAAATAGGCGGAATATGCGCTCTTCTTTCCGAGATCGAGGCTGCGCTGATAGTCGCCAATCGCGTCGCCGTGCTCGTCCTGCAATTTGCCTTCGACGTTGAGCTTGTCGGACCCTTCGCTGTAACTGATGTTCATCGTTCCCGGCATGCCGCCGAGAAAATCGTTTTTGAAATCCTTGGGCGCCTCGGCGATTGTCTCATTCCAGCGTTGCAGGAATTTTTCCGCCTTCGCCGGATTGTTCACCGTGTCGTGGTCGAGCCGGATGCCTTTTTTGTTGAAGTCTACGACCTTGGCGACTTTGGCTTTGCCTTTGTCGCCGCCGCTAGCCGGCTTGCCGCTGCCGCCTTCGCTGCCGCCGCCATCGGTCCAGCGGCCCTGATCGTCGCGCGGCTCGTCCTCGCTGTAGCGTTGCGCCAAGCCTTCACGATCCGCGCGAGCCCGTGGCAGAGGACGCATGGCATCAGTAGCCGCGCCGATAGACCCGACGATTGACACGGCGGTCGACACGGTTTTCGTGGCCGACGCCGTAGCCGTTACCGTAGTAGCCGGGAGATACGTTGTAGCCGCGCTCTGCGCCGTAGTAGCCGGGAGACGCGGACCAGCCGAAGCTTGGCGCAACGTCGCCGCCGCCGTAGTAGCCGGGGCAACCGCAACCCACGTCGGCGGCCTTGGCTTCGACGACGAACGTCAGACTCGTCGCCAAGATTGCTAGTACCCATCGCATGGTCATATCCTCCTGTTTGCGGGGTGGTTCGGATCGGTCGGCCAGCCGTCGTCGTCGACCTCGAGGCCGTAGCCGCGCAATTCAATCATTCGCTTGGTTTGGTTGTGGCATTGCTCGCAGAGCGATTGCAGTTTGCCCAAGACGAACTTGTTCCAATCGTTGTGATGCTGTTCGATGTGATCGGCGACGGTCGCTGGCGTCACCAATCCGTTCGCGAGACACATCTTGCACAACGGCTCGGCGCGCAGCTGCAGGAGACGGCGGCGCTTCCAATAGCCGGTGCCGTGCGGATGTTCGCTTGCGGTCATCCAATCTTTTCCAATGCCCGGAACGGCCATTGATCGGTCGACGCGCGGTCGTCCCACAGCACAGTGATGATGTCGGTGACGCGCGAAACGCGGACGACGGTGCCACGCCGCTTGAGCCAATCAGTGTGGCACTGCCGGTTCTTCATCAACGGTGTCGCGACGTGCTGCGTCAGCCTTACCCGGTCGCCGCGCTCAAAGACGTACATCGGTGAAAACGAATTGTCTAATCGTGCCGTCGTCGGCAACACACACGTTCATTTTCTTGCGGCCCAGCGTGTCGCTCGGCCTGACAAAGTTCAGCGCGTGATGATTGAGCACCGCGAACATCTCAATCTCGTCGATCACATCTTGAATGTTTGAGCCGACCAGATGCGAAAGCGCCCTCATACAGTTGCTCCAACTCCTCGAAAGGTCTTTCCTTCCGTCTCCTGCGCCGCCTCGATCTCCGCGCGGATGCTTTCAACGAAGTTGTCCCAATTCATCAGCTGCATGAAAAGAACCACGCGATTGTGCGCCCGGTTCACCACGTCGATGGCATCGCCGCGCGCCAGGTTTTGCTGAAACGCCGCGAGTAGCGCCACCTCGACCAAGAGATCGGTGACGCTGCAGCCAGATTGCTCGGCGACAGAAACCAAGGCCTCGGCGGTGCGCCGGATCGTTCTTTGCCTTTGCCTGATGGCCTCAATCCCGTCGGGATCAACCATATGGCTCACGGCGCCGGCACGAAGATGCAGATCAGCACGGCTGCGCCGAGTGCAACGCCCAGCATGAATACGAACGCGATCCAGATTTCATGATTGAGGTTGTTGCTCATGAGCTCGGGTTGTGGCGTGATCCAATGCGATGTGAACATCAGCCTATCAGCGCCTCGATATCGATCGGCTTCTGCGTGTTACGATCACGCGAGCGCAAGCCAAGAAGCATCGTCAGCGCCACCGCGCCGTCGATCCGAAACCTAGCCTTCTCTTTGTCGAGCTTGCGATTGCTTGCCGGATCGAGCCGCACCACCGCGTTCGAGATATTCCAGTTGAGGATTGGATTGCCCGGATGCACGAGCTTGCGCTCGAGGATCGTATATTCGAGCGCGTTCACTGCAGGCCCCATGTCGCGATAGCCTTGGCCCCACGGCACGAGCCGCAATCCATCACCGCCCTTATCGCTGTCCTCATAGGCCTGCAGCCCGATGCGGTCGAACTCTTTCAGAAGCGCCTGCATGCCCCATCGATCATAGGCGAGGCCGCGCACCTTGAAACGCTGAGTCAGTTCGGCAATGAACAGCGCCACTGTCTCGGGATCGATTGTCTTTCCCGATGACAGCAACAGGTGGCCAGCCTCGACCCACTCGCGATAGCGGTGCGAACCGCTGCCGAAGTCGCGATTGGAATGCTCCTCGAGGTGATCGCGCGGCTTCCAGAAATACGGCCAGACGCGACATGGATCGTCGACACTTCCGACAACGAGCGCGGTCAGGTCGGCGACGCTCGACAGGTCGAGCGCGAGATAAACCTCCTCGCCGTCGCGCAAGATCACTTCGCCCTTGCAGGCCATCCATTCGACGCGCGAGATCAGCGGCGAAACACTTGCGACACGCTGATTGAGAAACAGGTTGCGGACTTTCGGCTCTTCCGCTGGCAACCGTCGCGCCTTGCGGATCGCGCTCGCCAAGTCTTCGTAGTCGCGCCATTTGCCGAGTGCAGGATTGGCTTTCTTCCACTGCTTCTCGTCGCCGAGTTCGCAGTTCTCGTCGGCGGCAAACAGGTGACAGACGATCGACGGATCGGTGCCCGACAGGCCGTCGTCGATCAGTTTCGACAGCGTGTGCTCGGGATCGTTTGACTGCGTCGAGATCACGATGAACAGCGGCTCGGCCCGCGCGCCGAAGCTTGTATCGAGCACGTCATAGAGATCGCGGTTCTTGGCCTGCGCGAGTTCGTCGTAGATAACGACGGATGGAAGATAACCGTGCTTTGTGCCAGCGTCGGCAGAGATCGCGCGGTAGACAGTGCCCATTCGCCTGCCGATCATCGTCTTTGTCGAGGGGACGATATCGATCATCTGCAAGAGCTCGGGCTCGAGCTCGACGATCTGCTTGGCGAACTTGAAGACGATCGAGGCCTGATCGCGATCGTTCGCCGCGCTATAAATCTCGCCGTGAACCTC